TTCGTTGATCCGGTTAGAGTTTTCATTAAGAATGAGCCTCACACCAAGGTGAAGGCTGAGAAGAAGCGTTGGAGAATTATATCTTCAGTTTCACTCGTCGATCAAATAGTGGAGCGTGTTTTACATAGGCATATTAACCAGACTGAAATTTTGAATTGGCATTCAATACCTTCTAAACCAGGTGTTGGATTCGATGATGAGTCAGTAGGTTTGATGATAGATTATGTCAACAGTAGAATACGTGTACCTGCAGAGTCTGATATTTCAGGTTTTGATTGGTCTTTGAAAGGTTGGAACTTTGATTTCGACGCTGAATTTCGCCTTAGGCTCCACTCAACCGATGTCACTAACACGATCTATGCTAAAGCAGTCCGTAATCGCCATTACTGTCTCTCGTTTTCAGTATTCCAGCTCTCAGATGGCCGCATGTTTGCTCAACAAGCACGTGGCATTGAACTTAGCGGTAGTTATTTAACCTCCAGTACTAACTCTCATTGCAGAGTCTCGATAGCAAAAGTTGTCTATCAGATTTTGTACGATCGTAGTGGTATCGAAGGTGACGATCAGGCTACTGCCAATGGTGATGATGGAGTTGAAGAGTACATGGAAGGAGCTGAATCAGTGTATAATGAATTGGGTTATCCCTTGAAGTTTTATAAGAAGTGTGAAGGCGATCGCTTTGAGTTCTGTTCCCATGTCTACGACACTAAGCGTCGAACCGCTTATGCTTTGAATCATGGCAAGGAGACAATGAAACTCATGCACCGAAAGGATTTGAATACGAATGACGAAAAGAGATTGGCTATCATGCAGTACTACGACGATTTACGTGGCTCTCCACACATCGAGGAGATGCTGGACATAATCGAACGAGCAGCATGGTACACAAGCTCGGGATAGTGCATGAGGTGGAGTGCACAATGTCTATTAATATAAATGGTCTTCAAGTACCACAAGATTTATCTACGCCTCCAACGGGCCCAGATAGTTCATATGAAGCTACTGATATAGTCGCAGGATCAGAGCTAGGCAAAATGCGACACAAAGGAGTCAGTCATACCATAGAGACTGACACAGCTGCAGGGAAGGCGTGGGTTATGAAACACTTACACCCTCCTGGCACGTCCCATACAAATTCCTCATATGCAGGAATACCAGATAG